CTTCTTGATAGCTGCCGCAATCCAGGCTCCCTGGAGAGACGCCGCGATGCCCATGTCCCCTATCATCCGGGCGACCTTGTTCGGTTTGGCGACCTCACAAACTTTCAGTTTGTAGGTGACGTAGGCACCACGCGGGAACCAGAGGCGCTCGTCCAGCTGGGAGAGTCTCTGTTGCTCGAGGAATGCGTGTATGCGTGGAATACGTTTCGGATGCTTGTCATGCACTTTGGTTTCCACGGTGTCTACGGTGTTGGTGTAGCTTTCGAATGCGGCGGAAGTGTGGCGGCCTATGAGTTCGATGAAGGCCTCATGAGTCTTGATAAACTCTTCCTGGTTGTCTACTAATTTAGCATCTAATGATGGATCACCTTCCCGGATAAGCGTAAGCCGGGAGATGGCTAGATTAATGTTATGTGCGCTATTCGCTAAAACCTCCCCAGAGTGTGGTATGTACGGTCCGAATACGGTTGTGTAAAAACCGTCGCGGTGGGTCCTCTGAGGAGTCGTAAAATGAAGACGTCCCTCGGTATAAAAACGTTTACCGGAGACGCAAATGAACCTAGTGCTATCTACTGCTATTGTCATCGGTCTGTCGCGTGATATGATCTGATCGGAGAGAACGTGGGCGGTTGATGCGCTCACGTCCGCGGATTCGCGATCACCTTGCAGGCGTATTGGACACTGTGTGGTCCCTACCCGATGGATGGGCATTGTGCAAGTCAAGCTTGCACCGCCCCATCTTGACGAAAATCCGGCACTGTCTCGACACCCGCGCCTGCGATGGTTTCCTGCTGTTCCAGGCGCGCATTCTGAAATGCAGTCTGGAGGTAGTACGCGAAAGTGTTGCGTCGGATTTGGCTGAGTCGCTCAGTGCTGGCCCAGTAGGCCCCGCGGTGTAATCCGTCGGTCCTCTGGTCGCGTTTGCGAGGGGGGGCAGTGGCGAAATACCCCAGCGCTCTCGATTTGAAAGTAGTGCTGAGACACGCCCGGCCGGCGCTCAGGGCCAACTTCTTGCTAAAGTGGAAAGGTTGCTTACGGAGGTCTCGTAGTAAGCCTTGGCAGATGGTGCCCCGTCGAACGCTGCCGAAGTGGCCGTTGATCGGTGAATTGCTGGCGTGTTTCTTCCAGAAGTTCTTGGTGATCCAGTGGTGCGTCCGGGAGTGGGGCACCTTAGGGGGCTGGAGGAGGCGTGCTTTGGCCTTGATGCGACCCAGAACTCCACGGACCTTCTTTGCTTGCCTGTAATCGTGAACCACATGAGAACCCGAGACGTCATCCGGGTGCAGCGCTCTTGACCCATACCAGGTGGCGAAATTGCCGTAAATGGAGACCTCCTCGAATTCGTGGTCAAAATCTGGGTATGCGGTGGATGTTTGTGTCTCCGACACGGTGGATGGCTGTTCTTGACTTTGTTCGGAACTGAGCGCACTAGTGGCCGAGGCCGTCTCCGGTTGAACCGGGTATGTGTCTGCTTCAGATTCGACATCTTCGTCGTCCTGCTCATCTTCTGGGTCGGTGGTTTCATCCTCGCTACTTTCTTCACAGGCTGGATGGATGCGTATTTGCACCCGCGGCGCGGGAGTTG